CTCGTCTGGGATGACATCGGCAAGGCGAAATGGTCCGAAGCAAAAGAAGCATTGTACTACCAAATTATCAACGAGCGATACAGAAAGCAAAAACCGATTGTCTTTAATAGCAACGAAGATCGCGGAACATTGAGTGAAAAGATCGGATATGCTGCGGCAAGCCGATTGCTCGGACAATGCGGTCCATATCTCCATGAAGTCGAAGGTGAAGATTTTCGATTGAAAGGGGCGTAAAGAACGATGACATGCGTGAAATGTGACGGTACGGGTCGGCTATACACCAAAGTAGCAAACGGCGCGTGCTTGGTGACGGCTTGCGATTGCGAACATGCGAAGCGTGCCAGACAAGAATTCGAGCGGGAAATGGCCGAATTTCGGCGCCGGCTGCGTGAAGCGAAAGAACGGTTCGGAATAGCCGTGAAGTGATGCGTAGAGGGGGAGAGGATACATGCAACCAGGGGATTGGGTGTATTGCGTAAATCCGCACGAATATGTCTTTGGATGGTTGGGATATATCGACTGGATACGGCCGCCAGAATGCAAAGTGGTTTTTGTGCGAACAAGACTAAACCAACCGGTGCGGGAAGAACGCCGGATACTATTGAGCCGTCTCGAACCTGCTGGCGTGTCTACGGATTGGACAAGCTCTGAACTGAACGCATTGATTGATTTGGCACTTGATACACGTGACGAGGAATGGTTTTACGAACTTGCTGCCCGGAAAGGGGGTGAACGTGTTGATACTGTATAACAGCGTAAAAATGATGCAGGAGTTAAAACGCCAACACGTCATCCGCCAGCTCATCGAGATGGGCATACACGAGTATGAAGGACGGGAGATCGGGGAGCTGGATTATGATCGGTTGAAATATATCCTTGCGCTAGCAAGGTTAAAAAACTAACACGCTCTAAAACTTCAAATTTTAGCCCGTATGGCGTTTTTCTTGTGAGGGTAATAAAAGTATTTGAAAGCGAGAAAAACGCCGTACAGGGCAAAAACAGGCGTCTATAAGCCTAGCTGGAGGGAATGAGATGAACCGATTATGGGACGTCTTTTTGACGGCTACAGCAATTGTATGTGTCACAGGCATAGTAGTTCTCCTGATAGTCTTGGCGTATTTGGTTTTTTAACTTGGAGCACGTGGAGTACATTCGATTCATTTACGAATAAGAGGTGAAAATTCATGAATTTAGCTAAACTTTTCGAAATGCAACGCCGGCTGGATGAACAACAGGAGATATGGAAAGACATTCCTGGGTTTGAGGGTGAATATCAAGTTAGTAATTTAGGTTACGTAATTGGAGAGAGACTAACCCTAAATTTTTCACTACAACTAAACTAGCGAAATTATACGGTGTTAAACATTACCATATTTCTCGGATTTGCGAATTCAAAGCATGGAAAACAGTAATTTAAATGGGGGGATTGGAATGAATATCAAAAAATTATTTGAGTTACAAAAGCAATTGGATTTACGAATCGAAAAAGAGCATCCGCGGAAACCTGGCGAAGATCGGTTAGCAAAGAAAATCCTTGCGTTGATGGTGGAGCTTGGTGAACTTGCGAACGAAGCTAGATTTTTCAAATATTGGAGCCATGACCAGGCGCCGAGAACAAAAATTGAATATATATGCCCGACTTGTAACGGAACTGGCGATGAAAATTATGATAGTTATATTGACGATCTCGAAGGTGGTTACACGCACGAAGTCATTAATTGTGAGGATTGCGGGGGAACGGGGACTTTAGGTTACAAAAATCCACTCCTTGAAGAATACGTGGACTGCCTGCATTTCATCTTATCGATCGGAAACGACATCAACATGAATGAAGTGTATGAAGATTATGAACCAAAGCCGTTGTATTTCGGTGACGGTGATATTTTAGGGCAATTTATCGCCATATACGATTGGATCAACTCCCTTTATTTCCATCGTCATGAGGATGTTAATGGTGAGATGTATGATTTGGTTTTTGCTTACTTTCTGGGTCTTGGCGAAATACTCGGCTTCACATGGGAGGAGATAGAAGAAGCGTATCTTCGTAAAAACGCCGTCAATCACCAACGGCAAAACAGCGGCTATTGAGGTGTAGCGTATGGATAAATTCCTTATTTGTCTGACAAAAAATAGCGAAGGGAAGCCGTGCAGCAATACGGCTTTCCGAATCAAGAAAACAGAAAACGGACTGATTGCCGTATGTACCGAGTGCAAAGCAGAACATGAGGTGAAATGATGCAGGAACAGATACAGCAACTCATAAGAAATCAAGAACAAGAGATTGAAAGATTACTGGAAACAAAGCGAAACACGGAACCAACGGACGAGTTATATGCAATATGCGAAATTGTGGTGTTGCAGAAGCAAAAGTTTATCACAAAATTACGGGAGTTATTGTGAGGTGGGAAAATGCAAATCAAAATCCGCGCATGGGATAAAGATAGTGAAACAATGATTTACGGTGTTGGCATTACCACAGAAAGTGATGGTGGTATCCCTTATCAAATACCGGTAAATGCCCACGACTTCGACCAATTTGATTATTATCCAAATAGCATCATCATGCTATACACCGGATTCAAAGACAGTGACGGCAAAGAAATTTATGCCGATGATATTTTAGAAGTCAAGGATTCGAATGGAGTTATTTGCCGGACAGTAGTTGAGTATGTTGACGGGGCGTTTCGGGTGGACAAATGGTATCCGAAGGAACCAACAAGCGTTGAACATGTCAATTATACAGGTGAGTGGGAGGAAATAGAAGTTGATATTGAAGATTACGAATTTCTAGGCGTTGTTTTGCAACATCATTTGGAATTCAAGGTTGTTGGGAATATTTTTCAGGATGGTGATTTGCTTGATAGTGAAATATCAAAAGCCGATCGTGATTGAAAACACATGTAATTGCATAGTTGATGAAACAGAATTGAAAAATGCAATTATTTGGTATTCTGATAAACCTGTAGCTAGAATAAAAAAGATTTTTATGCAAGGAAATTATCCGGCTGTATCAATACATGGAGAAAAAATTCATGTTCATAGATTACTTATGATGTACTGGTTAAAAAGAAAACTGGATACGAACGAACATGTGCATCACAAAGATCATAACAAACTAAATGCTTTAAAAGAAAATCTCGAAGTTATTGCTTCTTCGAAACATTTAAGCTCGCACAATAAAGGGAAGAAATTAAGTAAAGAACATAGAAAAAAGATTGCAGAAGCTAACAGAAGAAGAAAAGTGAAGTATAAAAAGCGTGTAAATATAGATTTGAACGAATTAAAAAGTTTACTTGATAAAAATTGGAGTATTAATCGTATAAGTAAATATTTTGGATGTGACAGAAGCACTATTAAAAATAGAATTTACGAACACCCTCACCTATTGGGCGGTGAAGAACAATGAGCGATAAATTCATCGAGTATTTAGAATCCCGTAAGCAAACAACAGTGAAATTATTGTCTGACGCAAAAACAGAAAAAGACAGACAAGTATGTGAGATAGCGATAAAGATTTATGACAGCATCATCCAAGATATTCGAGAGGGGAAAGTATGAGTGGCAGAAAATCAAAACGAAAAGGATACGAAGGGGAAAGGGAATTCGTTTCCCTTATCCCCGGCAGTAAACGGGTACCGTTAAGCGGTAGTGTCGGTGGAGAGCATAGCAACGATGTGATATTGCCGAATGGATGGCGGGCGGAAGTGAAGCGAAGAAAAAGCGGTATGAAACAGCTATACGATTGGCTGAATCAATCCAATCCTGATGTGGTGGCGTTTAGGGCAGACAGACAGGAATGGATTGTGTCGATGAAACTTGAAAAATTTCTTGAGTTGCTGGAAAGAAGGAGTGATACATGAACCAGTTGACGATTTTCGATTTTGTTGGGGATGAGCAGATAGCTGATAGCGCCATATTGAACAGGATACAGAGCGCTTTTCCCGGCTGGGAAGCGATTGGATATATGAAAGACTGGGAATGGGGAAAAAGCGATGACTACGCAGCGATCATTCATCAGAATGGCGTTTACAAATGGGTGCGCGTAGAGTTGTATCACGATGGCCGTTCCCGCGCTGGATATACAGAGCGTACGGATTTTGAACCGTATTGGTTCGATCAGTATGAGAAAAAGGGAAAACATTGGGTATGGCGATCGCTTGATGATAAAAACCAAGTTTTTGAGATTGCAAGGCAAAACATGGGGTGAACAGGATGGCAAACTTGACGAAAATTTCTCCCTCTCGCATGGGACCGCCACGGTTTGGCAACAGGCCGCACGGGATAGATACGACAGTCAAAACGTATCAGCTGACGCCGGAACAGCTTGAACGATATAAAAACGGCGAAAAGCTTGATGATATTTTGAAGGGAGAGGATACGATGGAACAACAAAAGCCGAAAGTGATCGCATACGCGAAATATGAGGAAGTCGTTGCGGAACGTGATGAGCTGAAAAAGCAGCTGGAGGAATTGCAAGCGAATATGGAAAAGGAAGTTGCACATTGGAAAGAGTTGTTTGAAACGGCGATGGCGGACAAAGAGCAGTTGCACAAAGAAAATCTTACTCTCGAAAACGAGGTGCAAAGATTGAAAGAACTTGTGTCAGAGCTGACGGAACGCAATGATCGCTATTCGGATGAGTGGATCGATTTGCACAAGGAATTGAGAGCGTTGAGGCTATATGCGCTAGAGAAATTGCAGAAGGACGTGTACGGGGCTTAAAAACGGTGATTACCATGAAGAAAAGAAAGCGCCGAGCAAAATGGTATCTGCTATATCGCCGTGAAGATGGACAAGCTGTCTATCGCTATGAGCCGTTGCAAAAGTGCGAGTTAAACAGCCGAATTCGAAAAGGTTGGAAGGTAGTACAGTGAAGTCTTTGTGAATGGTAGACGAATTAAGCGACATAAAGAAAGGTGATAAATATGCAGAAAGTTGAAGAATTAGAGAAAAAGTTGTTAGAGGTTATTGAAGAATTTTGCAAAGAAAATAAAGGCGTAAGAGTACTTTATGATTCAAATTACGCTAGTGGTCGTATTCATATCAAGGTAATAGAAAACGAATAAATTATGTCGTAATTCGAAGTTAATCTGAACGATCAAGGTGGTTTTATGGGCAAATCACTACGCAAAATCAAACGTGAAAGGGAGAAAGCATCTTCTCCCTTTCACCCAGAAGTAATGAAGGCGTGGAATCGTGGGTTCGAAGCAGGTGCCAAACGGCAAAACGAATTAGACACGCAATTGATGCTGGAGTGGCTTGGAAAGCTTGAGGAAATCCCGGGCATTGGCCCGAAAATGGCATGGAGAATCCGGGAGCATTATTTGGAGTTTATGAAAGGGAAGAGGGAGAAGAATTAAACCTAAGCATCGTGTTGCATAGCAGACACATAATGCTCAATAAAAGAAGGGTGAGAAAATTGGAAATTAGCAAAGCTGTTAACATAGCAGTTGGTTGTGTAATGGCAAGTTCTTTAGACATGAATGAAAAACGGGAAGTAATTGAATCACTAAGGAAATTTGAAAGGCAATTAGAAGAAGCCAATGAGGATAGAGCGATTTTGGCAGAAGTCATAAACACAAGCAATTATGCGGATGAATTGAACAATGAATATGAGCGATTAAAAGCTCTTTGTGAAGATTAATTCGCAGTACGAAGAAAATGCGAAAGAAGGTGAAACCATGTTGCAAGGCATCTGCATCGATACAGCTGCAACGACGGTGCTGGAGAGAGGAAAACAATATTTCCTCTTTCCGGCCGGTCCTAACCACTACTACGTTTCGAAGTTTCCGAATGCAAATGCTCATACTGGGTGTTTTCGCAAATCGCTGTTCCAGATCGTTCAGGAAGATGAATGGCCACCGGAGCCGTCAGCGAACAATGTGCCAGCGTTGGACGATTCTAAAGTCTACAAAGCACGGCTCGTTTGGCGGACACGAGGATACAGAGATACCAAGCTGGGAATGTATTATCTGCGGCCATCTGGAACACATGCATACTTTTACTACGACAAGGAGTTGAAACGGCATGGTGGCTGCTTCCCGTTGCACTGGTTCGCGGATTTTAGAGAAATGGACGAAGAAGAAACTGAAACAAATGAGGTTGTTCTTGAAACAAAAGCGCCGAAACTTGAAACAAATGAGGAAATGCCTGAAAACTTCGAGCAAATGAGCATCTTCGATTTTGTTGAGTGAGGAGGGAGAGGAATGAACGATAAAGAAATGTTGCAGAAGATAAAAAACGTTAGAACAGCCGTGAAGGAGATTTACGGGAATGTCAACACCATCACATACCATATTTATATGGTCGATTGGCTTATTGAACAAGCGGAAAAAGCAGAGTGGTTACGACAAAATCTCTTGCAATCACAGAAGGAAATAGAATGGTTATTGCAACGAATTGATCGATGCAAGGAACAGCTTAAAGAAGCACAGGAACAAGTTGAATACTTTGAAATGAAATACGAAAATACAGGCGCGGTTTTCAATCGTCAGTACATGCGAGAGAAAATCGAACGGTATGAGAAAGTGTTGAAAGAAATGATCGAAGCGAAAGACCTAGCAGATTGGCTTTCGCAAAACGAATGGGCAACGGAAGCGGATTATTTCATCACGAAAGCAAGGGAAGCATTGGAGGAAAAGGAATGAAAAAATATTTGTGGTTAGTTCATTGGGATAGCTATCATGCCGGTTCTTTTCAAACACGTATTGTGACGGACAAAAAGGACATCGTAAAGGCTATCGAGGTTTTTAAGCAGGTTAAAAAAGCGCCTATTCGCGAAATTGATATCAATCGAGTCGAATTTATCAGCGAAGTATATATGTGAAAAATAAAAAAGACCGGACTTCTCCCGGCCAAGAGGAATGACGGTGAATACAATGGGAATCCTTGACAATATTATAACGGGAGTGGTCCGGTTGGTAAAGTATAAACAATTGTCATTCCTTCGCGATGTTGACGGCGAGAAAACAAAAGAAGCAGTCGAGGCAGCACTTGAAAAATATCGCATGTATATGTTGACGGTTCCGGACGAATTCCTGCCACGCGTGACGCAAACGTACTCTCTCGTGCCGCCGTCGCAGACAAATGCGTTTCACTCGTCTACGGAAGACGCGGCGATCAAGAAGGTGGACTTTGAGCGTGAAAGAGACGAATATATGAGGAAAATCGTGCGTGCAGTGAATCGATTGACAAAACTGCAACGAGAATTGATCGTGAAACGATACATGACATTTGAGGAGCCACGCGACTGCGATGTGTACAATGATATGTGTATCAGTGAATCAAAATACTACCGTGAGCGTGAGAAGGCGTTCTACAAGATAGCTTTTGCCCTAGGGATAGAGGTTTACAAAGAAGAGGCACCTGTGTAGGTGTCTTTTTATTTTTTTTGAAAAAATCGCAAAAAATTTAAAAATAGGTGTTGACTAGTCACCGAACGATGACTATAATTAAAGTAGAACATCACCAAACGGTGATAAAATTCATCAAAAGGTGACGGGGGTGAGAGGAAATGAAAAAAATCAACGTTCGTCAAGTGATGAAAAGAGCAGTTGAATTGGCAAAAACGATGATCGGGGATTGGGTAGCTCGGATGGCGCTGGCTCTTCGCCAAGCATGGAAGGAAGCAAAAGCAGTTGTCGCGAATGAAATCGGTGCGATCCAATTGGGTGAAGGTGAAAAAGCGCTCAAAATTGGCAAACACGTTGTTACTTTCGAATATTTAGGAAAAACTTATACGCTTGATGTTACTGTGAAGGTTCGACAAAAGAAAAAAGAGTTTGATGTCGAGCTTGTTGGACAGCGGATCAACCATTCGCACGGGGATACAACAGAAATCCGAATAACAGAGTTTATTCCGATTGGAAAAGCGCGCATCGAAGGCGACTATATTATTATCGCGAAAGGCGTCAGACTCAACGTGAACGCTCGCATTTTGGCCGGCGACGTTAGCATGTACGGCCATGAGAAAGCGAAAATCATCAAAAAGGGGGAATAAAACAATGAATATCAACATTACTGCTGCTGAATTACGCGGGGTTGTCGATTACATGGACGTTGTGACAGAAAAACTATACGATGTCGATGGTTGGACCGACATCGAGCAGGTCAATCGTAGCGAAATGGGAGGCGTCGAAGTCACCGAATTGCGGCTCTACAACAGATATGTTGATGGCGATGACATTCAAAACGTGTACGTTCGATACTACGGCATTAACGATGGCACGCCGGACGATAAGGCTGTTGTTGATATTGAAATTGATTGAATAATATCGATATAAAGGGGATGAAATCTATGGAACAAGTCATTGCAAGTTTCGAAAAGAAAGGTATTCAAATTGAGGTGGTTGTAAAGGGAACGAGAGTTTACCTTATTGCGAATGGTGTGAAAGCAAGTGCAGATCCTCTCAAACATTCGCAGCATGGATGGTATTATCGTGTTGCATACAAAAAAGCTTTTACAAGCCTATTTGACAAAAAAAGTGACGTTGTCAATTTAGTGCACGAATCAGCTGAAATTGCAAAACAGATGATCGACGAAGCGGTTCAGCGGGAAAAAGAAGAAAAACAAAGAAAACTTGAAGAAAAATTTCAATCACTTACAAATGACTCAAATATCCGGTTGGTTTGGGGAACAGATTATAGAACCATCATAGTTCCAAACCAACCAGAATTGAGCGAGCATCCGTTTTTCAAACAAGTAATCGAAATATTGAAAGAAACCGGATGGTATACCAAAGATATTGAAGAAGCGATCGGAAGAAAAGCTGATGATGTTGACTTTGGTGATTATAGCATCACTCATTATTATGATATGACAATCGGAGAATTGAAACAACTAGTTGCAAAAGCAGAGGAAGTTGTAAAGCAAAAAGAAAAGCAAAAAGAAGCAGAAAAAGCAGAGTTGCAAGCAAAATTCGATGAAGCAAAACGCACTGGCCAGAAGGTTGAAATTCGCCGCTGGACAGATGATTGCAACGATCCGAAAGAAGAGTGCGATCTGGATATCGTGATTGAATACGCGATGCCAGATGGATCTGTAAAAGTTGAAAGACATCACACTTGGTAAGGGAGGACATCATGAAATTTCATCTACATGAAGTTATGACCCCTAGCGAAGCTGCAGAACGCTGGGGGCTGAAACGAAATACTCTTGTAGCAGCTTTGAACCGCGGTTGGTTTGACAAACAAATCAAAAAAGGGCTTATCCGAAAGTATGTGAAGGAAAATGGAAAAACGGAATGGTATATAACCGAACAAGCAATGTTTGAGAAATACGGACATCCAAAGGGGGAAGAAAAATGAAAATCGTTTTTGAAAGATCAAATGGAATGTGGACTGGGCAAATTATACACGTGCCAATCAACAAGTGACAGAAAACTGAAAGAAAACTGAAGGAAAAATGACGGAAAGATGACAGATTATTTTGTGTCAGACATGATATGATGATAGCGTGGGATATATTGAAGCAGGACGAAACTTCCCAACAAAGTGCTTTTTGCCAAGCGTCACTCCGATCGGGGTGGCGTTTTTATTTTGGAAGGAGGTGAAAATGCGATGGCTAAGAATAAAAAGCGTTCTCTAACAGAAGATGAATTGCTTCAAATTTTAGCGAGAAACAACAAACAATTGTATGAAGCTGTTATCCAACTAGAGAAAGCTAGAGAAAGTGGTCGTAATGCTGATATTGAAGAAGCTGTACGAAATGCTGGTATCGAAAGTGGCGAAGGCCTTATGCTAATTAAACTAATGCGTTATTTACGCGGTGAAATCGAATTGGATGACATCGCCTAAGCAAATGAAGCGTCACTCTAATTTATGGGTGGCACTTTACATTAAGCGAAAGGACATAAAACAATGTCTTCATGAGATAAGAGGATATTGCTTTGTGTCCTTTTTATTGGCTTTGGAGTGATGAACATCATTCTTATTTGGAGGGAAACAATATGGTTTTTGAAAAACCCAGTGCTAGGATTTATTACGGCGAAAATCACAGGGTAAAACCTGAGCCACAAACACCAAGGCCGCCTAAGCCACCATCGCAAAATTCTACCGAAAGTGAACATAAGCCTGACAAGAAATGCAATCACTTGTATCGTGAGTTTAGAGTTGAGAACGCCAGCGATATAATTCTCACAGTCTATTTCTATTGTCAAAAGTGTTTGGATATACAGATTAAAAAAATCGAATTGTAAGCACTCAATCGGGTGCTTTTTTATTTGGAGGGATAAGAATGAAGCCTTGTAGTAAAAAACCGCCTATCGGTTTAATACCAGAACGTATATGGAAAACCCAAAGGTTTGAGGATGTAACAGCAGCAATCCAACGATATTTAGATGCTGGATTTGTAGTACCGGATGAATGGCTAGATGAATACAGCAGATTAAAGAAGGAACTGCGTTTGGAGTGATTTTATGCCGAGCAAACCACTCCGACCATGCAACAAGATCGGATGCACTAATTTAACAAGGGATAGATACTGTGAGCAACATAAACACCTAGCCAAACAAAGACAACGATCAAGACAGAATGATAAGGACTATGACAAGTATAAACGAAACCAACAAGCAAGGGCATTTTATCACAGTAAAGAATGGGAACGGATTAGATTAGCGGCATTAGCCAGAGACAATTTTTTATGCCAGCATTGTCTGAGGAATAATCGCATAACACCTGCCGATATGGTTCATCACATTATAGAGATAAAAAGGGATTGGTCTAGAAGACTGGATTTAGATAATTTGATTAGCCTTTGTAATAGTTGTCACAATAAAATACCTCACTACAAGGGTGAGTAAAATGACTGAGATATGGAAGGATATTCGAGGTTTTGAGGGTAAATATCAAATCAGTAACTTAGGGAGAGTAAGGAGCCTAGATCGTTTTGAAATTGTAACAAATCCTAGAGGGAAATTCAAAAGGTTCCGCAAAGGAAAGATATTATCTCTTAATGATAATGGTCATGGATATTTGACGGTGAAACTAGGCAGAAAAGGTGGAAGACGCTACGTTCATAGGTTGGTCGCTGAGCACTTTATTGATAACCCGTTAAACCTCCCTGAGATAAATCACATTGATAATAATACAAAGAATAATGTAGCGAGCAATCTTGAGTGGACGACAAGACAAGATAATATACTTCATATGGTGAAGCAAAACAGACAATCAAAAGGTAGTGATCGTCCAAAGGCTAAGTTGAAAGAAAGCGATGTTGTTAAGATAAAGGAAATGTTGAGGCAAGGTATGGATATAACGCAGATCGCCGAAAGATACAAAGTTCATCCTACTACTATTAAAGATATTCGAGACAACAGAACATGGAAACATGTTGGATGAGTAAATTTATTTTCCGGTACCCTAGGGGTGGTCTGGAAAGTTTTGACCGGCAATGGGAGACCGGCCTGCAGGGCCTTCGCGCGAATTTTTTTCGCAAAATGAAACTTTTTCAAGAAGGGAGGGAAGAAAAATGCCAGGTAGACCGAGCAAACCTGTCCAACTTATTAAGTTGGAAGGCAATAAAGACCGGAGAACAAAAGCGGAACTGGAATATCGTGAAAAATTCGAAAAGTCCCTTTACACCGGTACGAACTTTAAAGAGTCTCCGGAAGTGAAGTCCGATCCGGTGGCGCACAAAGAATTTTTGCGGCTCAAAAAGCTATACAAACACATTCAATATGTGGATGGGCTGGATGAACAGATCATCAACCGGTATTGTCTCATGGTAAGCCAAGAACGGAGCTTGCAGCAGACAATCAAACAGCTAAACAGTGACATTGAGAACGCGGATGACTTTGAAAAACGAGCAGAAATGTACAAGTTGCTTGCCAGCCTAATGACCAAGCTGAATCAGACCCGTGACATGATTTTGAAGCTCGAAGATCGCCTTTTCCTAAATCCGACGGCAAGGGTAAAAGCGATTCCGAAAAAACCGCCGGAGGATGATGCCAAGAAATCGCCAATGGCCGAGTTTTTAAAACGAAGAGCAGGTGGCAACCATGCCACATGATAAACAACGGGCGTTAGAGCCTATCGAATTTATCCAGATGCTCAAAGCTGTTGACGACTTTTACGGACAACCTTTTATGCTGCTCGATTGGCAATACGAAGTTTTATGGGACGTATACGGAACTGTAAACGAGAAAGGATATCGGCAATATCGATACGCATATTTGGAAATCCCAAAAAAGAACGGAAAGACTTCTTTGATAGGTGGTCTGTCACTCTATCATTTAGTGTGTGATCCGCCTGGTGGCCAAATTTATTGCTGCGCTGCCGATAGAAGCCAAGCAGAGCTAGTTTATAAAGCGGCTACAGGCATGATTGAGCAGGACGAGGCTTTACAGAGCATCTTAATCGTTCGGGACAGCCGGAAAGAAATTCGGAACAAGGAAACGGGAACAATTTTAAAAGTTTTATCAGCTGAAGCGTACACTAAACATGGAATCAACCCGACTGTTGTTATTTTTGACGAGCTTCATGCTCAACCGAACCGTGATTTGTGGGATGTCATGACGTTCGGTGCTGGCGCGGCACGGAAAGAACCTTTGTGGTGGGTAATCACTACCGCAGGAGATGATCCAGACCGCAAATCTATCGGTTGGGAAGTACACGAATATGCAAGAAAAGTTAGGGATGGAGAAATCCATGATCCTACTTGGTACGTGAAAATATATGCAGCTGATGAGGATGACGATATTTTTGATGAGAAAACTTGGTATAAAGCCAATCCAAGTTTAGGACATACCATTTCCATAGAAGCGGTTAGACAAGAGGCGTTAGCTGCTCGAAACAGTGAAGCGGCGGAACGCCTTTTTCGTTGGTTGCGGTTAAATCAATGGGTCTCTTTGAAACGAACGGGATGGCTTCCACTCTCTTTGTGGGATCGAACAGAAGGGAAATGGGATTTGTCGGAACTTGTAGGCAAACGATGTTATCCAGGGCTTGATTTATCGAGCACGACCGACATTACAGCCGTCTGTTACTTGTTCCCGCCACAAGAAGGATTTTCGGATTGGCGCTGCATTTTTGAAGCGTGGATACCGGAAGATAACATGAAAGAACGTGTACAGCGGGATAGAGTGCCTTATGACCGTTGGGTGAATCAAAAGTATCTATACGCAACGCCGGGTGACGTCGTGGACTATGATTTTGTGGAAGCGAGACTAAAAGCCGCCAGCAAACAATATGATGTTCGGGCGTTGGGCACAGACCCTTGGAATAGCCGAATGCTGACGCAACGGCTGATGAAAGATGGGATTAATGTGATTGAAATTCAACAAAACATGAAAAATATGAGCCCGGCTATGAAGATGATCGAACAGCTGATGAAACGCGGCATGATGACGCATGAAAAGAACCCGGTGGCACGATGGTGCTGGGGGAATATCGCTATTGCGGTTGATGGAAATGAGAATATTAAGCCGATGAAAAACAAGTCGAAAGATCGCATCGACTTAATCGTTGCGCTAATTAACGCAATGGCCACGGCAATGCTGTTTGAAGAAGTGAAATTCGATGTTAATGAAGCGACTGAACAATACCTCAAAATGATGGGATGGTGAACTAATGGCCAAGGTGCTTAAAAGTTTCATTACGAAGATGCTTAAAAGTCTTCTGACCGAATGGTTAGAGGACTTTTTAATTTTGATTGGTGTTGTCATCGTGCTTTATAACACTTATCAGCATTTCGGGAACGTAATTGGCAACTATGTATTAGGCGCGATATTCTTACTTTTCGGTTTCGCGTTCGCTAAATGGTGATAGCAGTGACTCCTGTGCAAAGGAGGTGAGAATGTGGGATTTGTTAGAAGCGCGTTAAAAAGAAGGGTAAAAAACGAGAGCGAGACGGTAGATTTAAACAATCCACTTTTATTGCAATGGCTAGGCATTGATCCGGATACGCCTAAAGACCAATTGTCCGAAGCGACCTATTTTGCTTGTTTAAAAATTTTATCCGAAAGTCTAGGAAAATTGCCTCTAAAGATGTATCAACGTACCGATCGAGGCATCGTGAAAAGCGATAAAGAGGATGTCTACAACATTTTAAAGCTACGTCCGAATCCCTACATGACCAGTAGCATCTTTTGGTCAACGGTGGAAATGAACCGGAACCATTACGGCAACGCGTATGTATGGTGCCGGTACGATGGACCGGTACTGCAAGATATGTGGATAATGCCAAGCAATCATGTTGTTATCGTTGTGGACGACCAAGGGATTTTAGGAAAAAAGAATGCAATATGGTATCGTTACAACGATCCATATGATGGCAAGCTATACGTCTTTAGAAACGACGAGGTTTTGCATTTAAAAACATCTACAACCTTTGACGGCATCACCGGCTTGTCTGTCCGGGATGTACTGAAGCATACGGTTGACGGCGCGCTCGAAAGTCAAA